GGGGGGTCCGCGTTACTCCTAAGAACGCAAGCAAGATTGGGCTAGGCGAGGGAATACGAAAAGTCGGAAACCAGGGATTGTCCAGTAGCAACAGTAGAAGAACCGGAGAAATCAAACACTAAGGTTTGATTCGGAGCGGTTACACTAACGGCAACTGACACACTGACTTCAGTGGAGGACGCATTATACGTTGAGGCAACTTGAGTAATTCCGGGAGCAGTACCGGAAAGAGTAGCGGGTATGATTCCTGTACCTGTGCAAGAAAAATAGACCAAATATTCCCCAGGCTGTGTAAAAGTGAGAGTACTGTTCTGAGCAATAACAATCCCTGCATTAATAACTGCAGATCCGAAGATCGCATTATTAGCAGGAGATATCGAAGAAAAACTCGCACCAATAGTAGCCTCGTTAATAATTGGCTTATACAACTGCACGTCATAACTCACCCACAACTCTCCAAGCACCTGACCAGAAGAGCCAGGCAAACCCTGGGTAGCAATTTGAAAGTTAGCCAGATCATACATACGATTATCAGTCCCACTTGCAGTAACAGGTCCGGAATTGCGCACATAATACAGATTATTAGCAACCTGACCAGGAGCACATTCCATAGTATGGATCATAGAACAAGAAGGTTTCGTAGAAACAGCATATTGTGAATTTTCCATCTGGACCTTGCTAGTGAAAGCGGGTTGAACCACGTCGTAATTGCTAGCCATAACAACAGCACCCAGAGCTCCGCCAGAAGTGATATCAGAAGCAAGAGTTCTAAACTCAAAGATCAACCCATCAAACTTATACTGTTGATACTGTACAGCCAGAGCAGACAACCAGGGAAAGGTATAGTTGTCACCAGGGTTCACAGTATAAGTAGTCAAGGTAAAAGCAGTCGGGGAGGAAGGGACAGTGATATCGCCAAGATATTCCCTGTGACGAACACGAGTTGAAGAACCCATGACACCAAAACTGGGAATAGCTTCACCCGGAGAAATGACGCCGCCAAAACGCGCAAGCGAGTTATTGGCAACCTCATAATCCCCAAAACCGACGAGACGAGCCAAACCCGCTCCTAGCTTGGAACCAAGCTTAGAACCGAGTCCAGCTCCCGCGCCAGCCAAAGGTGGAGCGATAGCTCCTGCCCCGAGACGTCCAACCAGACCACCAGCCTTAGATCCTGCACGAGAGAAAGTACCAGCTGGAAACATTTTCTGCAACGCAGGAAGAATGTTTTCAGTGTAGTAACCACCCTGTCCAAGAACACGCTGAACTTCTTGAGCAGTCCTTTGCTTTGCAGCACGACGGCGAGCGTTTCGAGACATTTTCGACATTGAGACACGATGAATAACAAACCGAGAATATTTTCAAATATTCAGCCCGTAAACTCACTAAGGGAGGGTGCGTTAAGCCCTACTGCTCCATCAACAGTGTTGCCCTATTAATTGATATGATTAATAATCGGTGATACTCAAAGAGAGGAAAACTGGATCTTCAAGATAACAAGGAACAGACCGAACCTTCCGTATCAGTTTTTCTACTCTTTCGATATCACTGCGCGTTATATCATAACGCGCACACATAGCTGCCCGACAAGAATCAACATCAATTATATGATAATCCTGGACTACTGGTTTCCAAGATTCGAGGACTGCTAACCCATGCACTGGTTTGTCATACAACCCTTGGGAGGAACAATACAACAATTGTTTCAGAAAAACACCTAAAATAGGATATTCGAAAGGAACTTGACCATAAGATTTAGCTAACGCATAACAAGCTTTGGAATAACTGGAGTGTGGATTCTTGTCTTTAAAAATCAAACAAGGGTCTTTAAGCAACTTTCCTAACTTCACAACTGCACTAGGCAGTGGAAGCCAAATAAGTTCACCAACAGACAAGGAATCAACCCACCAACCTTTCAAAAACGTTAACTGTCTTATGTCATCACAATTGACCAACTTGACTTTGAAACCTAATTGCCTTGCCGAATGGACTAAATCAGTAGATTCATTGGCAATGGTAAAAAGATACATAGCAATAGTCGCCATAGAATTCAAGAGAGTGGTCAAAGTGATGCCGGTGGGCATTTGAGTACCCGCACCACCAGTTGATGAAAAGTCATGCTTACGACTGGTATAATCAGAACGACAACAAAACTTCACCAAATCAAGAAACTCTTCAGGAGCCCCTAATTTTCTCATCCAAAAACAAGCCAATGACAACGGTCCTTCATCCTGGGTGTGATCAAACTGCGATTGGTCAGCTTCAGAAAAAGTTGACCTGGCAGCCAAAGGATAACCACCCCAAGCGACAACAGAATCGTCACCAGAAGCTGCAATAACAATATCACTAGAATTCAAAGCATTACCTAACTCTGAAAGCTGCTCATGAGTTGAACCTGCTGCAAAGAAAATGCGGACAGAATATTTACCAATACTATGAAACTTCCCATCAAAAATTTCATGCATAACATCAGTCATGGCCCGAGAAAATGGCGCCATGAGTGCATGAATTCGAGGGTCAAGATTAATTATCGCCCTAGGTTTCATAGTAATTACACCGTTACAATCCTTGTCAACAGGAAGCGTTTCATTCCATTTCAATGTTATTGTTTTTGTGTGTTTTTTCAAATTCCCTTCTTTCACCTTCTGATAAGCAGCCAAAATGCGTTTACCTCGCTGACCCATCAAATCTGCACATTCTTCAACAGTCAATAAATGATCGACCCAATTATATATGAGTTTCTCATAGATATTTTGTAGTGAATGCCAATTGTCAAATCTAACCGCAAAAGGGGGAAAACCGACAAAAGGATCATTATGGGTACGCCATAAAGCACTAGCCAACAAATTACGGGCATTATTGGCAGGTTGCCAAAGAAGACCGTTAGTGATCAAAATAGGGAACATAGTATTGTTGCCTCCACCAGGCAAACAATCCAGTGCATCTTCAATCTTCATGGTTGTCAATCCAATCCTGATAGACACATTTCCGCGGAAATTCCTCGGACCATTGACGGCCGAAGTAGTGTATGGAGAAAGTTGGAGACCAACGGGCAATGGCTCCAAACCAGACTCCTCGCCACCTCGAATTCCTAGGTTATAACGAT